AACTGCGAACTCCTTAGTTGAACGCTCAACCCCGCGAAGTTGATACATGCGGAGATTTCCATTGTTGGAGGTAGTATAAACAAACTGCTTATTGATCAGGCGGGTGATGTTGTCTTGGTTGGTCATGGGGATATTTTACTATAGAAACGCAGGGATTAAAAGGTTTTTCTGCATGTATTTAAATCTTTTTTTAAGCTGTCAGACAGGTTTATTTTTTTTGTTTTTAGGGTTGCAACGGGTGAGATATATAGTAAGGGTAAAAGCTTCGTAAGTCCTTGATACTCAACGAGTTACGGCGAACGGACCCGCCCCCGCCCGTAACTCCTTGATACTCAGTGAGTTACGAGGGTTTTCTTATTAGTTGTTTTCTCGCGGATGTCAACACAAAAGATTAATTTAATTCAAAAAAAAAGCTCCCTTTCGGGAGCCTTGTGTGGTGCGGATTAGTAATCCAATCGACTGTCATCGTAATCGCGAGCGCAAGCTTCCCTCTCGACCCGCTCACCCTCTGCCCAGAAGTGCCTCCAGATCCCGATGGCCATCGTTCCATCTTCGAACATTTCTGGGATTACCCAGCCAAGGTATGAACGGGGGCAAGTGATACTCTCATGACCTCGGAGTCCTGCTTGATATGCTAAGTCTGCTAAGTGGTTTTGTGTTACTGTTGCCATGCCGAGATTATACTCCAGAAAAGAATCAAACACAAGATCTTTTTGCATAAAAACACAAAAAAAAACCCGCCAGCCTCCGAAGAGACTGACGGGCGACACACAACACCATTAGAAAACTGATTTGGCTAGCTGGTAAGCAGTCGCCACGCGACCCTTTACCTTTTCGATCCCACCAACGTGCAGGGTGCGGAACTTGGGCTTGCCTCCATCGTCGAGGTCTTGGACTTCGCCTTGGATAAACCGACGACCTGAACCCTTGGCGTGACCAGTGTAGTCGATAGACTTGATCACGAACTGACGAACGCCGTCATTCTTGACGGTGGACTCATCCGTGTTGAAGTAAGTCACCACGCGATTGGTGAGCTTATTCTTGAGGTCTTGATCACTAAGTCCATAGAGAGAGTGATTGAAGCGGGTGGTGGTAGTGGTAGTGGTGTTTTTCATAACGAGGTAATTTTACTCTAGATTTTGGTTGGGTGCAAGAACTATTTTGCTATTAAAGTGATTTTTTTTTGATTAAAAGTGTTGACACGATGGCTTGTTTTAGTATGGGAAAAATCTTCGTAAGTCGTTGATACTCAGTGAGTTACGGGCGGGGCGGGGGCGCTTCGCCGTAACTCGTTGATACTCAGTGAGTTACAGCGATTCTTTTCATAACATAAAAACTCAACGTGTCAAGTATTTTTTTTGGTGGATGGCGGGGGGATCGAACCCCCATCCGAGACTTGCGTCCCGTCGAAACCATTGGCCACCCAAACTTTTACTTGCCGTAAATCGAGCGTAGCTCCCAACTCGCCTCGTCCACGATTTCCGCAGTCACGCCCTGCGGATTCTTGCACGCTTCGGGAAGACCTTTGCGAATGATTCGCTTCAACTTACGCGCACGCATCCACTCCCCAACGTGATGAGGGAAGATGATAGGATAGGTGAGAATCAAGATAGCTTTTCCCATTGGGGATTGATATTTAAAATTGTGGAGATTCATAGTGCTAGTGTTCTTACTTGTTTTCTTTTTCTTCCAGCCACTCCTGCTGCTCTTTCTGGAACTGCTGGCATTCTTTCACGAACTGGCCAGAGACTTCGACAGTTCTATCTACCATCTTATCCCATGCTTCTTCTGCTTTGGCCATTGCTGCTAGTGCTTCTTCGGTTGCGGTCATGTGGGTATTCTACTTTATTTTTCTAAGTGATACAAGATCTTTTTGCATAAAAAGAAAACTTTTTTTAACGGGGGCGGGAGTTGCGACCATAAAGAACTTCCAGCCTTTCTCCATACTTGGAAGCCCACGAAGCCTTACGGTTTTGGAACTCCTCGACGCGAACGAACTTACCTTCGGGAAAAGCCCAGTGTTGACCACTGTTCAATTTCTCAACTGTTTTAGTGTCGGCAGTCTCGCCCCAAACAAACTCTTTACCTTGAGCGGTTTTCGAGATGATGACGAAACTCTTGATTTCGTCTGCGTGCTTAAGTTTTCCTCCTGAGAAGTATATCGTTGCCATGCGTGTATTTTAGCACAGATTCGCACGAATTAAAAGCTTTTTTTACGTCTAAAATGCTTTTTTTTTGACCTGTCATACAGCCCCCCCGATTAATATAAAAAACACTTGACACGATACCGCGCAAAGTCGCGGGGGGAGTCTTTTCTCAAAAACTAAACCATTAAATTATTATAGTTAGGCGTTGGATGGAAAAAAATAGCGGGGTTATTTTGGGGAAAAGTGCATGCCCAAGAAAAGCCAGAATAAAAAAATAAATTAATATGCCGCGAATATAATATACAAAAACGTGTAGTATAAGGTATGACATATCGGAATATGCCAGTGGAAGCTACTCTTAGCACGTTGGTCCCACTAGCCCAACACCCTTTTTTGGCGACGAAGGTTGGAGTGGATTTCTCCACTAAAAATCAAGTAAAAAGACAATTGGGCGCGAATATCGACGCTGGTGATCAGTTGAGGTTTAATGGCGATATGGACTGCAAGATAAGTTTGGATTTCATGGTGCAGACTGAAATGTTAAATAGTAACATTTTATTTGATAGTTTTCATAACACTGGACAGAGCGCTATGATCTTAAAAGTTGGGGGGAATACTTATGATTCTTGTTTTATTGATAGTTTTAGTTTGACGGTTAGACCATTTGAGCCAGTTATGGGTAATGCAACATTTAGTAGTTATGACCCTAGTGATTCAGTTTTGGCTGGAACGGGTAATACACTAGATACCCACCTAGATACAAACGATGTAGTCTACGGTCATAATTGTTTATTAAGTGGTGCAGGTAATGTGGTAGCTTCTGATATTATCAATGATTTTAGTTATAATAAAACATATTCAAGAACCCCAATTTATACTTTAGGTTCGCAACAGGCGACAAGCCAAATTGTTGACGGTGTAGAGGTAGATGTAAACGTTCAGTCTACAGGGTTGAATCAGTTGATTAATTTCAGCGGTAGTAAATTATCTAGTGATTTTGGGGTTGGTCTACGAGATGTTGGCGGTTCTGGGATAATTCGTGGTGGATCTAATTTTGATTTAATTGTAAATTCTGGAGCGCATGTAGTTACGGAAGGTTACTCCGTTGATGGAGGCGGTACTTTAGTAACAAAAGCCACCATTAAAGAAGTCATTCTATAGAAATAAGTGTAATATATACATATGGCCCGAAGAAAGGTTGCTAAGGAAAAAGAGGTTCCGTTTGAGTTGCTAGCGGATTTTGAGAGATCAATAAAGTTTAATAAAAGAAATTTTAGATTCACCCCCAAACAAAAGAAGTTTTTAGACCTTATACTGGAAGAAAATTCTAAGATTATTTTTGTTTCTGGCCCTGCGGGAAGCTCAAAGACCTACATGTCCCTCTATGGGATGCTAAAATTATTGGAGGAGGACTTCTCTAAAGATATTTTATATGTTCGAAGTATTGCTGAAAGTGCTGATACGGGGTTGGGCAGCTTACCCGGGGATATTGCAGATAAGTTTGATCCTTTTTTGTGTCCACTTTATGACAAAATGGAAGAAATCGTCGCTTCTGGGGACGCGATCTACTTAAAACAACGCGAAAAAGTGTCAGCAGTGCCGATCAACTTCCTTCGCGGAGCGAGTTGGCAGAATAAATTGGTTTTCGCAGATGAAGCTCAGAATTTCACACTAAAAGAATTAACTACTTTGATCACCCGCATAGGTGAAGACAGTAAAATTATTATCGGAGGTGATTTTTTCCAGAGCGATATCAGAGGAAAAAGTGGATTTAAGCCCATGTTCGACAAATTCGATGATGATGAATCTAAAGAGATGGGGATTCACACATTTAGCTTCAATGAAAGCGATATTGTCCGTAGTAAAATACTAAAATTCATTATTAAAAAGTTAGAAAGCGAAAAATAGTGTAATTACTTACTGATTTTGATATAATTGTAAGATGAGTCACATATTTTGTTATAGTTGTGGGGTTAAGATTGAATATAATTTTGCTAAACCTAATTTTTGTTCTAAATGCGGGGCAAGTTTTGGAGGGGCGCAGGAATCTCAAGCTACGGTGGAGCAGGTTCCCAATCAAGCCAAAGCTTCTGTAGTTTCGGATGACGAAACTGATGCAGAGTTCGTTCCGCAACTAAGAGGGTTGCAGGTCGAAATTGAAAAACCTAAAACCTTCACCATTGGCTCTTTAGCGGGTCAAAATACACCTCCCGACTATAAAGGTAAGGGATCTTACGACTTGAATGATTTCACTTCTAAACCTTAATGCCTGAAAAGAAGAAGTATGAAGACTACCAAGATATCATAGATCGAGCCGTTAAAAAGCAGAGATCAAGGTGGCGTTTAGACGCTATCAAGTGGTTTGACTTTGAGGATGTCGAACAGGTGGTAAAATCGCACAT